GCGATATTTTGAGAAGTATTTCATGGAAGAATATTCGAATTACCTCGATGAAAATGGAATGATTACGATTAAGTGGTGGATTGTGGATGAATCGATTTCGCCGACATCACAAGCAGGAGGACTGGGCATGGGGGCTGGTTCCGATTATGATGACGGCGACGAGCATACATTGTCATAAAAATTATATATAATATTACGTGATTCATGTCCTAATTCTGGATGAAACATCACGCCATATACACGGTCTTTTACGAATTCAAACGCACATGCGTGCCGCCCACCATCGCGGAACTTTGTTATCCAAGCAATCTCTCGAACATCCGTTTTAGAACCAGGTGAATGCTGCGGCGGCGCAACCGGAAGTTCATGAAAGTAAAAATTCATCTTATCGTGTTGTTCTTCTTGCCCTTTGAATATACCATCTCTCGAGAGATCGAATTCAACATCATTATTACCTGCCCATAAACTTTTATATGATTTCAGATTGCCACCATAATATACCATCAACAACTGACATCCATGACATATCCCTAGAACTGGTGTATTCGGAAAATGGTACAAGTAATACATCTCAAGCTCGAGCTCGGGTTGTATTTCATACGGTTTAACGCGAAACCGAGCGCCGGGTATAATCAACCCGCGTATATCTTTACGCTTAACAAGTCCCGAATCATATTTCCGAGAGATTATATATGGTATCTCTCGTGCGTCGAGAGATTTATACAATTCGCGCAATTTGTTGGCGTGATTCGGTGTTTCACGTGTAATAATCAGCAACATCGGTTATTGTTATTATATACAAACACAAATTATTGATTATATTGACCGGAACCACCTGTTTGTTTCATAATTTTGCCACCTTCGATGTATATTTTCACAGGAAATGTTGCTGAAAACTCAGAGTCATGTGTTACAACAATAAGTGTCGTCTTTTTCGACATCTCATTAATCATCTGTATGACATATTTCTTATGAAACGCATCCACCGCAGCGGTTGGCTCATCCATAATCGTTATTGGTTTATTACTCAAATAACTCCTTAACAAATAAATAATCTGTCGTTGGCCACCACTTAAATTCTCGCCTCTAGACCCTGCCATCGTATCAAGCCCATGTGGTAATTTCTTGAAAACATTCATAACCTTAAGCTGATTAAGTATTTCAATAACATCTTCTTTCGGAGTGTTTGTAGCATAGCATATATTTTCTAATACGGTTCGATTGAATAGGACAACCTTTTGCGAAACAATGGATAAATTACTTCGCAGATATTCACGGTCAATATTGCGTATATTTACACCATCGAACAGAATTTCACCTTCTGTTGGTTTAAAGAAACCGGATAGCAGTTTTATAATCGTGGATTTACCGCTGCCATTAGTTCCGATGATGGCGACGCGGTCGAGAGATTTTATTTTGAAAGATACATTATCGAGGGTTTTGGGTGTTTCTTCAGACGCGTTCGCTCTCTCCACTGGCACAGCATTCACTTTGTATTTGAATGATACATTCTTGAATTCAATATTCCCTGTAATGGGAATGTTTGTTTGTGTTCCATTTTCATTCTTGCCAACTAACAAATTTTTTATATTTGTCTCATTTTCCGCCAATTTACCATACTCCGCAATTACAACAATACTTCTCTGTGACGCGGTCTTAATATACCGGACAAAAAACAACATTATAATAATGATTTTTATGGTGGTGCCGCTATCTACTTGTCGATTTTTATACATACGAAGAATGAAATAGACGTAAGTGATAAGAACTGCCGTGATCGCAATCGATAACATATATCCACTTTTAGATGTGTTCCACAATTGAGTTTCGTGAGCGTTGTCATAAATACCGTGTTTGTTGCTTAAATATTCCTTCTCATCACTAATTTTTTTTGTGCAAATAATGCTTGTGGCGTTACTTAATACATCATCTATATTAGACATCAAGGCTTTTTCTTCACTTTCTCTTTGTTCGGATGTATTTTTCGTATCCAAAAGGATATAATAATACACAATGAAAAATAGTGCGAAAACAAATATAGTTAAGAGTCCAATGGTTGGATTCAAATACAAGATATAACCTAAAATGACAATCGTAGTCAATACGAATGTAACGACCCAGTACATAAATCGACCGGTGAATGATGTGACGGTATTGGGGATTTTTAATGTATTTATGATATGTTTTGATATATCTTCTTTCTCATAATTGACCTCGATATTTTTGAAAATGACATCGATGAGCTTGAACCGGATGAATCTCTCCATCATAGGATAATAAATCTTATCGAAATAATTACCCACCATATAAATGCTGTCAATAAATATACTTAATGCCGCTATCTTCCATAGAATCGTTATCGAGTTATTGTATTCGAGACCATTAATAGCTGTTGTGAATTTGGCAAATAGGTCAGATAACACAATCATCTCAATCGGATTACATATTAGTGTCGTGAGAATCGTTATAAATATCCAAAACTTGTTATCTTTTACAAATTCTAAAATATAATTGATAATGATATTTGACATTACCATGTAGTAGGTATTTTTGTTATTATTATTACATTACACCTATAATAATAATAATAATAATAATAACAATAATAATAATAATAGTCTTATAAGACTTATAAGACTTATAAGACTTATAAGATTTATAATGAAGATTTCAAAACACATTTAACGCCTCTTAGGAGTATTCACAAGACGAGCGCGCTTTCCAGTCTTGCCGTTTATCTTAATCGCGCCAAACTTCCCCTTGCGAGCAGTATAACCATACTTACGCAGACGATTCTCCTTCTTGGCGGTAGCGTGCTTCTTTGCGGAGACAATACGGCCGTGCTTATTGAAGACCAAATCAGAACGACAAAGCCCACCAGGGGTCTTATAGGCAGTTCCGTGCCACACCTGGGCGCGAGACCCCTCTAACATCTCATACTTCTTACCATCCATGTGGTAAAAGCCATCATCTTTACGATCGCATCGTTTCACCATTTTACTAAATCAGTCGTTATAAACTATCATTAGAAATTATTAAAATGAATTCGTAAATGGCGCGCCAAACCCGCCAGGAGCCCCCGACCACCTACCAAACCGGTTTATATTATTCACCGCATATACCTTTTTCACATTTTTCGTTTCAGTGGCTACGCGAATATCTTGCGCGTAACGCATCTTCTTCGTAATATTGGTATTATTAGTTGATGTTGGCATACCTGCGGTCGGATTTGACAATGTTGGGCATTTATAATATGGAATACGGATATCATTGTTTTGATTATTGATGACAATGGGATTTCCTAATGCGTCATATTGTACAAGTGCGTCATTTATTTTGTATATATCACCACAAGTAAGACCCATCCCATATGTTGTTCGATATCGTGGAGCCGCCATACGTCTTGTTGGTTGTGTTGCTAAAGATACATAACAATCGTAAAATAAAATTGAACATAAGTTAAAACAATCATCGGAATATACTGTACCAGTTTCTAATTGTATCATCAATCATTATTATGCCTCCTAAATCTACATCTACTGTCGATTCGGTCGGAGGAGGATGTCAAGAAGACCTACGCAAATACCAAAAAATGACAGACCAAGAACACATCCTGAAAAAACCGGACACTTATATCGGAACCATCGAACGTGCGGAGACGACAGAATATGTCATGGACGTTGTGCCCACACCCGCCGTTTCTAACTCGGTTGAGGCCGCCGCCACCTCTCCACTCGCTACACTAACCCGTCGAAACATCACATATATCCCTGGTCTCTACAAACTATTTGATGAAGGTATGGTGAATATGCGTGACCATGTTGTCCGTCAGGCACAGGCTGTTGCTGATGGGAAACCCGACGCGCTTCCTGTTACAACTCTCGAAGTGGAAATCGACCCCGCTGATGGAACCATCCACATGACAAATGACGGCAACGGTATCGATGTAGCGCAGCATCCCGAACATAAAATATGGGTTCCTGAAATGATTTTCGGCCATCTTCGCACATCGACCAACTATGACGAGAACAAGAAGGAGAAAATCGTCGGCGGGAAGAACGGGTTCGGTTTCAAACTCGTTCTCATCTGGTCGGTTTGGGGGCGCGTAGAGACCGTCGATCACATCCGCGGCCTAAAATATGTTCAAGAATTCAAGAACAATCTCTCTGAAATCATTCCGCCAGTCATTACTAAATCAAAAGTCAAACCATATACCCGCGTATCATTTCGTCCGGATTATGCTCGGTTCGGTCTTCCCGGAAATAACCTTACACCAGATATGCTAGCATTATTCATGAAACGCACCTATGACATTGCCGCAGTTACCGACAAGACGGTAAAAGTGAAATACAACGGCGGAATCGTCCCGGTTCGTCATTTCCAGCAGTATGTCGATTTGTATATCGGCGCGAAGGGAGGGAGCGAAGGCGGTGGCGTGAAGCGTATCTATGAGAACCCTGACCCACGTTGGGAGTACGCCGTATGCCTGACAACGACCGATGAGTTTGCGCACATTTCGTTTGTGAATGGTATTTACACACCCAGGGGTGGTAAGCACGTAGAATACATCACGAATCAAATCGTCCGCAAATTGGCGGATCTAATCAAGAAGAAGAAGAAGGTGGATGTGAAGCCGAATACCATCAAGGAGCAACTGATGCTCTTCCTGCGCTGCGATATCGAGAATCCATCATTCTCTAGTCAGACGAAAGACGAGCTGGGGACTGCCGTCGCGAATTTCGGGTCGAGTTGTAAAGTAAGTGATGAATTTATCGAGAAACTCGCAAAGATGGGTGTGATGGACGCGGCGTGTGCGCTTACCGAGGTCAAAGATACAAAGGCAGCAAAGAAGACAGATGGCGCTAAAACGAAGACAATCCGTGGTATTCCTAAACTCGTCGATGCGAATTATGCGGGAACGGCCGATAAATCCGCGCAATGTACGATTATTCTATGCGAAGGTGATTCGGCCAAGGCCGGTATTATCAGTGGTCTTAGCAAAGAAGACCGGAACTTCATCGGTGTTTATCCAATGAAAGGCAAGCTCTTCAATGTTCATGGCGAGACGACAAAACGCATCTCTGAAAATCGCGAAATTGCGGAAATAAAGCAGATTCTCGGTCTTGAAACTGGGAAGACTTATACACCGGCTGATGTAAGTGCGAAGTTGCGTTATGGTAAGGTGCTCTTCATGACCGACCAAGATTTAGATGGTGCACATATCCAAGGTCTCGGAATCAACCTTTTCCAGACAGAGTGGCCATCGCTTACGAAAATACCTGGGTTCATCGGGTTTATGAATACGCCCATCCTGAAAGCGCGCCGTGGAGGACAAGAGGTCCTCTTCTACAACGATGGTGAGTTTGAGGCATGGAAGAAGCAATTCCCTAACGCCGTCGTGCCGTCGGGTTGGAATACCAAATATTACAAAGGTTTAGGCACGAGCACTGGAAAAGAGTTCAAAGAATATTTCGAACACAAGAAAATGGTCTCATTTGTACATACTGGAAAAGAAAGTGATGATCACTTAGATATGGCCTTCAACAAGAAACGCGCGGATGACCGGAAGGAATGGTTGGCGAATTATTCGCGTGAGGCGTATCTTGATACATCGAAACCGGCGATCCCTTATGAGGAGTTCGTAGATCGTGGCCTCATCCACTTCTCCATCTATGATAATGAACGTTCGATTCCCAACTTGATGGATGGACTTAAAATCTCGCTGCGTAAAATCCTGTATGCGGCATTCAAGAAAGGCGGCCTGAAGACAGAAATCAAGGTTGCTCAATTCAGTGGATATGTTAGCGAGCATTCGGCTTACCACCATGGCGAGGCCAGTTTGAATGCGGCGATTGTCGGAATGGCGCAGAATTTTGTCGGTAGCAACAATATCAACCTGTTAGAACCGAATGGCCAGTTTGGTGGAAGGCTTCAAGGTGGAGCCGACAGCGCAAGCGAACGATATATCTTTACACAGCTTAACCGTCTCACGCGGCTCATATACCGTCAAGAAGATGACGCAGTTTTGACTTACATCGATGACGACGGGCAGATGGTTGAGCCAATCTATTATGCGCCAGCAATCCCTATGATTCTCGTAAATGGAACGAAGGGAATTGGAACCGGATTCAGCACTGACGTTCTTCAATACAACCCGATTCAAATCATTGCGTATGTTCGCACGATGCTCGCTGGCACAAGTAGAGCCGACCGTCCAATCATCGAACCCTACTTCAAGGGTTTCAAAGGAACGATACGGAATATCGGAACAAGCTCCGGAACAGCTGCGACTTCTGGTGCTCCAGCTGCGTCCGCGTCCGTGTCGGCGAAGTACCTTATCAAAGGAACCTACGAAATCGTCGCCGACCGTAAAGTGCGTATTACGGAGTTGCCGATTGGGACATGGACTGATGATTATAAGCAGTTCTTAGAGAAGTTGATGGACGCGCCCACGGCATCGGATAAAGAGAAAGACAAGGGTGGAAGCGCATCCTCTGCTTCATCGTCGGCTCCTGTCCTGAAAGAATACAATGACATGTCGACAGATACCGTAGTGGATATCACTGTCACGTTTCATCCAGCATATCCTCACACACCAAAAGACTTACAAGCGTCCATCGTGGATGCCGAGGCTGGCACAAACAAACTAGAGAAGCTGCTTGGATTATTCACTACACAAAGCACTACGAATATGAATCTGTTCGACGCACATGAGAAACTCCGCAAGTATTCGACAATCTACGACATCATCGATGATTATTACGTGGAGCGACTGACTCTTTACGCCAAACGCAAAGCGGCAATATTGGCCCAGCTGACGAATGAGTTGCGTGTCTTCACCAACCGTGCCAAGTATATCCAGGAAGTGCTTGATGACAAGTTGGAATTGCGCCGACAGACGAAGGATGCGATTTTTGCGAAGATGACAGACCATGGATATGAGCATATTGACGGAGATGTTGAGTTCAAATACCTGCTGAAAATGCCGATGGATAGTGTAACCGATGAGAATGTCAAACATCTTCTCTCGGAACGTGATTCCAAACGCGCTCAACATCAACAACTTACAGATACATCCATAGAGGCGTTATGGGTGCATGACTTGGATGAACTGGAGCAGGAGTATAAGAAGTGGGTGGCGGCGGCGGAGGCGGCATCGACATCAGGGACCGGCAGCGGAGCAGCACCAACAAAGAAGAAGATGGTCGTGAAGAAGGCGTAAGTACGAACGTAATACAAATACGCCAAATGTAATCAATAATAATAATAATAAATGTAATTTTTTATTATTCTTGTGCTCGGCTCATTATTATTTCAAAGTCAGAAAATACGAACGAGGGTGAAAGGGATGTGAAGCATCCTGGAGCCCAAGAGAGCAACTTAGAACCACGGCTTCAACTCAAGCGTCTTGTGTTTGTAATCCGAGAAATTCGGGTGTGCTATCGGTGTATACATATTACTAACATCACGCTTATACTGAACGTATCCCTCTGCCTCACCATGAACTCGCGGGACACAATATTCAAATACTAATTCATTCAACTCAATAATCTGCTCGCGGATATCTGTTGGGGCATTCACAGAATTTTGTAAATAAATAGTGCGCATAATGATACGAAGAGTATCACAATCCTGTTCGCCAATCACATATTTACCACGTGACCGCTGATAGACACCTGCGCGAATTCCATTCTGAATAATTTGCATGTTCTCCTTGCTAAAGAAAGCATTTGAAAGCGGGGTGTTTTCCCAAATACCATTTAATGCGTCACGATATGTGACGCACTGATGAACGGGGTTTTTGTCATATAACGCAAACTGGTCTTGTATGGGTGGAGTAATAATATCAAGACGACCGTTTTTAGGTTGTCCAATAAATGTTTCTTCGGAAATTGTGCGATAATCGAAACGGTTCATATCAAATAACGATTGTTATTGTATATTGTATATATATATATTTATAGGTAGTATTTATACTTCTAATATGGATTTTATTTCGAGTTCAAAAAATGTGGGTTCTTCCGCTTTCGGAAGTTCGTCGTCTGGTTCTAGTGGCAATGGAAGTGGCACAGGCGGTGATGGCATCTTTAGCAACTTTTTCAATCTTTCAATACAAAAAATGGTATTATTTTTGGCAGTTATTGCGTTTATTATATCCATTGGAACCGTGGCAATTTTACTCTGGAAGTCCAAGAGCACACAGAAGTGGCCACCCGAGATTGCCAAATGTCCTGACCGAATGAGTTTGAGTTCGGATGGTACAAAATGTGTTGATACTTACGGATTGGGGTTCGCCGACTTAAATGTCAATAATGTCGACTGTGGTAAATTTACAGATATAAACGCGCGACCAGTATTTACTGGAACCGGACTAACGGCCACGGACGTACCAGAAGGATACGTCCCATGGGAGGGTATCGTCGATGGAAAAAACTCGCGTGCTAGTTCATTGAAATGTACCTAACCGCTGAGCAATAGTAGTAATATGACATAATAGAGCATCAGCGTATTATGTCATCAAGCGTCGGCGTGCGTCGATGCCGTGTGTGCGCTTTACATGCGATAAGCACCGGGTGCCGCACCCGACGCCTGTTGTGCCACTGCGGGAAGAGAGTCAGACGGCGAACCCATGCCATATGTTCCAGCCTTCATGTTGCTGGTGACGCACATCGAGTAGAACAGACGTGTCTGGAAATACATGAGAGCATACACCAAAATCATCAAGAACGAATACAATCCACTCATTATAGTGATTTTTCCCCTAAATAGAAGAACCAGCGACGAAACAAAGCCAAGAGCCGCAACCGCCAAGAAAATAAAATTCGCGACAGTAAGCCAATAAAACAGTAAGCAATAATCCTTATCAAGAGGAGCAAACAATTCCTGAATTGCGTTCATTTTCTGAATATACCCGGTTATAATATATAAAAACAAAAAAAGCTATTCATTTACATACATAGACTCGCAACGGTTGGTTATAATGGAAAACTATACCGCATTTCTTGGCCGTGAAACTATTTACAACAATATCCGCGAGTTCTTGACGTCATTCCAGAAAAATAAGTCAGATCTAACATTCAAGCGAGGTATATATATCTATGGCGCGCCAGGATGCGGGAAAACCGAATTCGTTGTCCGTCTATTAAAGGAGTTAAGTTATGATATGGTGAAATATGACGCAGGAGATATCCGCAACAAATCCATCATCGAATCGATTACACAGCATAATATATCAGATAAAAATATCATGTCGATATTCCAGCGTAAAATCCAGAAAATCGTCGTCGTCATGGATGAACTTGATGGGATGAATAATGGAGATAAAGGCGGAATAACGTCTCTCATCAAACTCATTCGTCCTAAAAAGACGAAGAAACAGAAACAGGAGGAAATCACGATGAACCCTATCATATGTATCGGGAATTATCACATCGACAAGAAAATCAAGGAACTCATGAAGGTCTGCTATGTTTATGAGTTGAAAACACCCACACCCACGCAAATGACACAAATTATTGACCTGACGTTGCCGGGTGTTGATGCGACAATGCGAAAGAATATCATCGAATTCGTCCAAGGAAATCTACGCAAACTTAGTGCGGTGATGGAGATGAGTAAAAAATCGAATACAATACTCGCCAATAATATTCTTCACGCAATATTTCAGCCAAAAACGTACAATGAAGACATCAAAAAAATCACCGAAAAATTATTGAATACAGAATATCCCATATCAGACCATAACGTTCTTATCAATGAGACTGACCGCACCACAATCGGGTTGTTATGGCATGAAAACGTCATTGATGTTCTTGAAAAAATGCCCGTAAGTGTAAGCGCACCTTTTTATAAACTGGTGCTCGACAATATCTGCCAAGCCGACTACTTTGACCGGATTACATTTCAGAACCAAATTTGGCTTTTTAATGAGTTGTCGTCTCTCATCAAGACATTTTACAATCATTACTTGTATCACAAATCATTTCCAAAGAAGGCGCGGTTTCATCCGACAGAGGTTCGTTTTACAAAAGTCCTTACCAAATATAGCACCGAGTATAACAACCAGTTATTTATACAGAATTTATGTATTCAACTTTCGATGGACCAACGCGATCTTTTTACATTTTTCATGACATTGAAAAAACAGTATAGCGAAGAAGAAATCCCACGAATTTTAGAAATGTATGAAATCACGAAATTGGATGTAAATCGGATTTATCGATATTTAGACAAATATATGGAGAAAATGGAGCCAGAAAGTGATGAATGGGAATCTGAAATAATATAACACAATACATGTGAATAATCACGCGTTTGAATAATGCCGAAAAGATATTATGAATATTTAGAACAAAATTCAATATGGGTGCCGCTATTTCATTTGATTCAAAATATCGATTAGTTTTAGATACAGAGGTTGAGTGTGTTTCGTTGAACCCACCTTCCGACGCACCTAAAAAGAAACAAGCTCATCGCGGTGGAAAGGGTAAAAATGAAAGTGGAAGTGGAAGTGGAAGTGGAAGTGAGAGTGAGAGTGGAAGTGACAGCGGAAGTGACAGCGGAAGTGACAGTGATAGCGCCAACAAGACATATACGGTAAAAATTACATCTGAAATCGTAAGTTATATTCGTAGTTATCTTCGTAAAACTCAATTTTTAGATGAGTTTGACCTCATCACCGAAATCGAACTTGATAATTATAATCATGTCCCCGGTTCCGCGCTGGTTTTCAATTCTGATTCGGTTGTATTCATCACAAATAATCAGACGATCGAGGCTGTTGGAGAGTGGGAATATATTCCTCCCGAACACACAGAAGATAAATCGAAGTCTAACTCGAAGTCGAACCTTAAGTCCAAGTCAAAGAAGCGTCGATACGACAATGAGAGCGAGAGCGATGCCGACAGCGATGGCAAGGGCAGTGATGGCCACAGTAAGCGTATGAATTCTAAGTATAAAACAAAGGACGATGACCTCCCCGTAAGCGAGATTGAAAATATTCTGAAAGAAAAATTCGAAGAATATAACAAAACTCGCGAATTCATTATCCATGAATCGAAGAACAGTTTTCTATACTTGAAAATAAACTCAGTTGAAATCGTAAAAGCATAAGCAAATCCTATTATGGCAATACTATCAAATTTTCATAAAATATGATATTATTTATATTATTGTTCATTGTTACAGACAATGTTTAGACATAAATCGTTTCAGGTACGGTAGCGTGTTCCTTTTGTAATTTTTCATATTTGTTTGTCAATACGGTATTTTCAAATTTCAAACGCTCAATCTCATTCTTTTGAGATTCAACCTCTTTCTGTAAATTCTGGAGAATCTGAACGACCTGCTGATTATTCAATGTCACCGGTGCTTGCCCATCTTGTTGTAAAATGATGTTGCCACCACCTCCCGCCGCCGCAGCATCTTCAGCCATCTTTGCGCGTTCTTTCTCAAGCTGAAGTGTCTGCGCAATGACATCCGGTTTCATTTCCGGTCGCCCAGGAGCATAATCCTCCAACATTTTCTCCAAATCCGTCATATAAAACTTACGAAGATTATGGTCTTTGATGAAATCCATGACCTTCTTTGGCGAATCTCTCACAATATCTGGATTCGCATTCACCAATAGTTTGCGTTTATCAAACGTATTATGCTCATGAGAAAAGACGAGAATCACCTTCATCGGGTCAAGCTGAACAAACGGGACCGTATAGTCCTTCAAGAATGCGCGCTCTTCTGCCAAACACGCATCATCATTATACCGATTATTTTTAATCAACTTTCGCTTGAATGCGAATGTTCCCGCGGTAGCATGGTTAGGACCATATGGGCCAAAACGCTTCATTTGTTGAATATGTTTGAAATAAATGTAAATCTCACTAGAACCAGCGCATAATGCGTCAGGATGTGAAACGAGCATTTCTACCGCATGAGATACGC